ACTTCGTCTTCGTCGGGATCGGCCGCCGCGCGGAAGGTGATGACCTTGCCCGCGATGGTGACAGTCTCGCCAGCGGTGGGAACCGCGACCGAGAAGGTCAGGGTGCCGGTGGCATAGTCGTCATAGTTGTCGGACGCCAGCGGGTCCCACTTGACGAGCTTGCCGCCGACGAGCGCGACGACAGGAAACTTGTAGGTTTCCTCCCGATCATTCAGCAGGCCGACCTTCTGGCCCGCTGCGAGCGTGCCCTGCGTGGTCTGCCCGTTGGGCTCGCCAGCCCACAGTTGGATAGGTGCGAAAGTGCCGACCGTGCGATAGCCAGCGAGGATGCGATCACCCATGATGTTTACTCCCTATTCTCGCCGGGTATCGGCGTCAGTTGGATGGTGGCTTTCGCCGGTTACGCGGCCTTGGACTTCTTGGCCTTCTTCATGTCCGACCAGGAGGCCCCGGCCACGCGGCTGTGATCGCCCAGGATCATCGCCGCCTGCGCTTCCGGGGAGTCGTCATCGTCGTCCTCGCCCTCGTCGCCTGCGCCGACGTTGGGCTGGCGGGTGCCACCCATCGCGCGATCCAGGTGGTTCACGTTGTCGCGGCTCCGGTTGCCCTTCACCTTCGACTTGCCCTTGACGCGGCGCTTGCGGGCGGCGTCGGCGGCTTCTTCGCCGTCATCGTCGTCCGAGTCGCCATCGTCTTCGTCCGAGTCGTCGCCGTCCTCGTCATCATCGTCCTCGTCGCCGGGGCCGTCGTTGTCGGCCGAAACCGACTGCTTGCCCTTGCCCTTGCCCTTGGCGGGCTTGGCGGCATTTCCGGCGGCGGCGTCGATCATGCCGATGGCATCTTCTTCGGTGATCGCGACGTTGGCGATCAGCTTGGCACCAAGGGCAACCTGGCCCTTTGCTGCGGCGTGATCCTTGATCGCGGCGTTGCGCGCCATCATGGTCGCCACGCCATTGACGGCGGTGGAGATCATGCCCTGCACTTCGTCGCGGGTGAGGCCGGAAGCAACTTCCGAGCCAGCCTTCTTGTCAGTCATTGCTTCTTCCTCTTCATCCGTGGAGGGGTCCCCGTCCGCCAATTCAGCCAACCAGGCATCAATGGCTTCCGTGGTGGTCTTTACTGCATCAATTAACCCTTTGTCTAGGGCTTCATCGGCGCGGTAAATTCGGGCCTGGGTTGCCCGCACGTCGGCTTCGCTCATCTCGCGAGCTTCGGCCACCAACGCAATGAAGTCATCCCAGGTCTTTCCGGCGCTCTCCGTCCACTCGTCGAGCACCGACTGCGGCAAATCCTTATAGGGATTGCCGTCAATTTTGTGTTCGCCCGCCGTCGCGAAAGTGACCTTGATCCCTTCCTGCTTCAGCGCGCCTTCATATGAAATGTGCATCCGATAGACGCCGATGCTGCCGATCCGCGCGCTCGGGATGGCATACATCGTCGTGGCGCAGCAGGCGAGGGCGATGCCACCGGAGGCCGCCAGCGAATCGACCATCGCCAGGCTCGGCTTCAGTTTGCGCGACATCATGATCTCGCGGGCAAGCTCGAAGCAGCCGGAGGCTTCGCCGCCGGGACTGTCAACGTCGAAAACGATTTGCTCAACGTCGTCGTCATCCAGCGCCAGGTTGAGCATCCGGCGGACGTAGTTGTAGCCGGTCACGAATCCCCAGGACCCGTTGAACCGATTGATGAGCGTGCCGTGGATCGGGATCACCGCGACGCCATCGACATAGACGAAGGGCTTGCGCTCGGAGCCTTCTTCGTGATCGTATCCGTAGGCAAGCTCCAAGGCTTCCCTGGAAGCAACTTCCGCCGCCACGCCTTCGGTCGCCGCATCGGTTTCGCCATAGCGGGTCAGGTCCGCCATGACGCGATCCGTCGTCTCTCCCACAATGAGCATGTCCTTCAGCGACATGCGCTGAAGGACGGAGATCATGCCGGAGAGATTGCTGTTACTCGTCGTCTTCTTGGCCATTGTCATTCCCCGCGTTGGAGTTGCCGCGTTCATTCTGGTTGCCGCCGTTGCCAGCGCCGGTCGCTGAAGGCGTCGTCGAGAAGGAGAAGGTCACACCCGCGTCCTTCATCATCCGGTTCTCCTTGCGGCGCTGCGCGATGATCTCGCGGAAGTCTTCGCCGACGCGCGCCGCTTCCTTTTCATAGGTGGAGAGGCCGCCAGCAATGCGGAGAAGCGCGGCCTGGGTTTCCTTCATCTCGTCGATCTGGCCACGGCCCGAGCCGATCCAGGTGCAACGGGTGTAGGCGTCCTTCATGAGCGGCCGATAGAAGTCGGTGCGATTCCGGCCGGGAGGCAGCGGCAGATTGCCAGCAGCCATCTCTTCCTCAAACCACAGGCGATAGACGCCGGTTGCCCAGCGATCCGCCCATGCCTGCTTCTTGACCGACGTGTCACGCTCGGCCAGGGCAAGCTCGCCCTTCAGGCCGGAGTAGTTGACGCGGGCGAAGTCGCGGGAAAGATCGGCCGGGCTCACGCCAAGCGCCGCTGCGGTGTGGCGGAGAAGAGCGGCTTGGAAGTCACTTCCGACACCACCCGGCGTGCCCATCGGCGTCAGCTTCATGGACGAGCCGGGGAACAGGTGCGGCATCTTCGCGCCGTCGATGTGGATGTTGTCGCTGTTGGCCATGTAGCCCTGCAACATCATCATGTATTGACCGATGGCGTTCATCCAGCCTTCGGTGCCGCCACCCATCGCAGCGACGACATCGGCGCTCGGAAGCTCCGATTCAATCGACGCAGCATAGCTCGCGTTGACGACGGCGTTCTGAAGGGTGATCTCCGAGAACCGCTTCGTCATGCGGATGTGCGAAAGCGCGGCCACCATCTCGGACAGCCCGCGCGTTTGGTCGATTTGCAGGGCTTCGCGGATGAAGATCATCTGCTTGCGGCCCCACTTGGTTTCGGCTGGCACCGTATCCCAATAGGAGTTGGTCACGTCATACCACTCGGACGGGTGCCCGCGCCGAATCTCAAACGCCTTCGGCTTGCCGCGACGATTGGTGATGATCCCCCGGCGACGGCGCGTGTCCGGCCCCAGGTTGTCGTCCGGCATCCCGTCCTTATTGCAGATGCGAGCCGGAGCGATCATCTGGATCGCGGTCTTGAACGGGCGGCCGGGATCGCTGTCCAGCCATTCGGACGAGCCGAACGCTTCGCCGGTCAAGGCGGCAGACCCGACGACGAGCCGCACCTGATCGGTGAAGGTCATCATGCCGCCAGCATCGAACCAGCAATCCTCCGACTGCGCGGCCAGGTTGAAGCGCGCTTCGGCCACCGCCGCAAGCTCTTCGCCATACTCGCTCGCCGCTTCGCTGTCCTCGCCATAGATCACCCGATAGTCGGGCTTGGCGTTGAGCCGGAATTGCGAGCCGACGACGCTGTTCCGCTGGATGCGGATCGCGTGCTGCGTGTAGCCGTCGTTGACGGCCATGTCCGTCGAGCGCGCGTCGGCTTCCGGCTTGATCGTATTGATCGCCTGGTCCGGCGATAGACGGCTTGGTTGCCAAGTCATCGTCTCGCGCATGTTGCGTTCGGCACCTTCGACACCGCCGCCCATCGCGGCTTCGCGGGGCGGCGTGGGGCCGAGCACAACGATTTCCCTACCGCGTGCCATCAGAAGATAAACCCTATTGCTCGGGGACGACGGCACAAGGCCGCCATCGGGTTGAGAAGGTCTTTGAGGGACTGGATGTAGGCTTCCAGCTTGGCGATGTTGGTGGTGTTATATTCCACCGTCTCGCCGTTCTGATCGACGAACCGCTTGACCGACTTGCCGGTCAGGATCGCGTCATAGGCGGCTTCGGCTTTGGTGAGCCGCGCCCGGTAAAGCGCCCGCTCGGCGTCCGTAAGCTGTGGCGTCATCATGGTCCGGTCTTACCCCATCGCTTTACCGAATGCGCCCCAATCGAAGTTACTTCGCTGCATTGCATCCGCCGTTCCGGTCGCCTCCGCCTCAATGACCAGGGGGTTGTCGTTCGCCGCTGCTGCCCAAGGAGGGGGTTTGTCCCAATCCAGCTTCTCTACATTGAGAAGCGAAGACGCGCAAGCCCCAATAGCGTAGTAGAACAAATCCCAGGCTTCATTGCGTTTCGCGATCTTTTCCCAGCCTTTTCCTGGGGTCCTAGTCTCGGCGCAAAGCTCTCCGAAGAACCAAGACATATCCTCACTTCGATCCGCCGAGATCAACCAGTCGGGGAGATGGATCATACCATAGCCCGGCACCATGACATCTAGGCGGTCGTTGAGATTGTCTTTGTTGATCGTCGGATTTAGTAGCAGGACCGGAATTTCGCCAGCAGCACCAGCGCGGCTCTTCTTGTCCGCATCTGGATAGGTGATGCGAGCGCGCGGTGCGCCAGGCACAGCGTCACCCTTCACCAGATGGAATTTGCCGAGCCAGCCTTCCTTCCTGATCTTCCGGTAGAAGTTGTAGGCATTGGTGGTCACGCCCGCTTTACCGCCGGAGTCGCACAGGGTCAGCTTCACCATCATGCGGCGGCCCGAGTCGTCGTCGATCTCATAGCTGGCCTTCATGACCTGTTCGGTGATCTTATCCCAATCTTCGAGATACGCACCCGGCTTCACCCAAAGGAAGGACTCCTTCCCTTCAGGCGCGGACGGGTCCTGCCGATCCGAGTATTTGATGGTGAAACGATCCACCAGATACATATCATACGGCTTGCCCGGCGCGACGCCGACAATCTGCACGACGAAGCTGTTCTTCTGCACGTCAACCAGGCCCAACAGGAAGCGGACCTTCGGCGGCACCTTCTTCTTCGTCCAGGGCTCGACGCGCCCGATCAAGTCTTCGAGCGTGCGGCTGTTGTCGTTGGCGATGTTCTTCGGGATGTAGGGGACACCGATGTCGGTGTTGAAGAATTTCGCCAGCGGCCCTTCATCGCTCGATTCGAGATATGCGTCCTCCGCGTCGAGATAGCTCTTGACGAGATTCTGCCAGGTGGTGAGGCCAGCGGCCACGCCCATGAGCCAGAAGCTCGCGATGTTAGACCGGCGGCCCTTGCCGACAATGCGGTCCCCGACAATCTGCTGCCCGTCCTTCAGCCAGCAGCCATCGCGATTCATGTCATACCGCTCGTCCGGCTGAATCTCATAGGCGCAATGCGGGCACTCCATGTAGGCGGTTTCCGCCTTATCCAGATTCGATTCGAGCGCGTGGTTCCACTTCATGTGCTCCCACCGGCCCTCGAAGTAACTTCCGCAATCGGGGCACGGCCAATACCAGCGGCGACGGTCGCCACGATTGTAGAGCGCCAGGATGCCGGTCGTCGGCGGAGCCGCATGGCCCTTGACGACTTTCTTGTAATCGGTGATCTCGCGCGACGGGCTGGACAAGGCGGAAAC